CTTTGGTCATCCCAATAAAGTCTTTTGCACAAGCAGTAACCTCCCCTTCATTTAAATAGACTGGTTTTACTGAAGTTCCAAGTGTTCTACTACCAATCTGGGTTGCACTGCTTGTTAAATTTAAAACTTCATTAATAGTTGTGTTTGCTCCCAAAATCAAAGTCTTTGATGTTTCACCACCAGAAACTTGAAAACCAGTTGACTGAGCCGCTAGTGTAAGACCATTAATAGTCGTTGCTGTAGCAACACCTAATGTTGGTGCTGTTAGAATAGGTGAGGTCAGTGTTTTTTGTGTTAGTGTCTCTAATCCATCTAAAGTTGCTAATGTACCTGTAGTTGGTAAAGTAAGTTCAGTATCATCTGTTGTTATAAATTTTGTTGTGTGTGCACCTTCTGTTGTTAAATTACCGCCCATGGTAAGCACAGAACCAGCACCTGCGAGTTCTTTATCATTTCCTGATACTTTTAATGTTCTATTAGCACCAGAAGTCTCTAGAGCGATATTATGAGTTCCTGCAACTGTTAAATTCTTATTTAATGTTAATACAGCATTATCTGTACCTGCAAGTTTTATACTATTCTCTGCTGTCAATGTCTTACCATCATGAATTGTTAGTGTTGCACTATCACTAGCAGGAGTAATAAAAACATTATTAATTTTGTCAGCAGTTAATTTTGCTACATCAAATTCATCATTAATGGATAGTCCCTCTGTTAAGTTGCTTTCAACTTCTTCTGAGAAGATTCTGAAATAACTTGATTTTGGAACAAACCAAGTATCATTTTGTTTTTCAAATAACTTTAAAACTTTGAATTGAGAGTCATCTGGCTTTGTACTTGTTAACTCTAATCCAACAAACTCATCATCAATATCTAAAAGAACTGATGAATCTTCAGAAAGAGGTCTTAATACAGGCTTTGTTTCAATTGTATTGTTGATGTCAGGATTATCACTAATTGGCACTAATTTTATTTTTGCCCATATCTCATTGCTATCTGCAAATTCATCAAAATAATTTATATTTCCACCATTCATCTTAATAGCAAAAAGATAACCATTAAGAGAGAATAGAATATCTTTTGATGGTGCACTTTTATTATATTCAATTACATATGATTTATGCACACTACTCATTCTTGATGCTAATGATGTTAAATTGTATTCTGTTGTTAATCTTGAGCCTGGATTGTATACAGTACCAACACCTTCTTGCTCTTGCTGTCCTCTAAAGGCTGAGGGAAATAATTGTATGTCTTTACTTTTTATATATGCCATAATAGTTCTCCTTATTTAATTTAGCAATTTTATATTATAAATTATTGCCTATAGTCATTTTCCAAACAATCAGATAGTTTGTATCTACTGAGCCTGTAAACTCTGTTACATCAACTTCAGCAAGAGGAAGTGCAGACGATGATGTACTATTAAATAATCTTAATTTAGTTGTTGATTTTGTTGTTATTAATTGTGAGAATGGAATTAAAAATTCTAATGTAACACTTGCTGTTGTTTCTGTTCTTGTGATAATAGGATTATTATAAGCAATAAAAGATGATGTTGTTGGAGTATTATCTGAAGCATATCCTCTTATATATTTTGGCATTGATAAAGGCGCTTTTGTATCACCTACTATACATTGCACAAGCAGTTCAAAAAATTGAGAGGAACCTTTGTTGTGACTTTGATATCTTTTCTTAACTTTTCCTGTTGTAGCACTCACAGCGACTACACTTACATCACCTTTGTAAGATATTTGCATGTTATTATTTTCTTGTTGTTTTTGTTTTTTCTTTCTTGCCATAATTTTATTCTCACTCCTCCAATTTTTCTTCAATATAATCCTTGCCAGAAATAGCACTTGTCTCTTTTGGACCTTCTGTAACCAATGATGAATTTATAAATGACTCAATTCTTGATAATTGAGAACTTGTTCCTTCTACAACTTTTACAGAAGCCTCAAATGAAAAATCATTTTTTATATTGTCTGCTTCTTCTATGTCTCCCACATAAATCTCATAGACAAAGCCTGCAGGAAGAATATAATTCATTAAATCTTCAAGCAAGACAACATCTTTCAACTCCTGAGGAATATAGATAATAACTGTTTTATTCACTTTATCAATATTTTTAAAATAAAATTTATCAATATTTTGTGCTTTTAATAGCATGTTAATTGCCTCTTCAATAGCAAGTTCTGTGCCTTTATGAAACATAATTTTTTTGAAACTGCTACAAAGAGCATGAAGATTTTCAATATTATAATTATGCTTTGACTCAAAACCTAAAGTCTTTGCAACTAAGTCAAGAAATCTTTCATCTGAGTGTTTTGATAATGGTTCATTAATCATACTATCTATTGACATTTTCACACTATTGAAGACAGCATCATATAGTCTTCCTATAAGTTGAAAATCTCTTGACTCTTTGCTATAAACACTAGGAGTTATGTCTTTTGTTTTTATAATCATTTAACATTCCTCCTTATAATCTTGATGACCTTACAACATCTATGAATGAATTACGAACATCTATTTGAGCAAGTGTAAATTGATTTGCCAAGTTGTTAGAATCAAATAATGCATGAGGTGTTGATAAGTCTTCAACTTCAATTAAATTTGATGCATCTAAAGGTGCATTGTAATAAAATATATTAACATCTTCACCATCAATTTTTCTTGTAGATAACTCAGCAATTCTTGCTAATAGTGATTCTGTTAATGCAACATCAGTATTTTTCCAACCAAATCTACTGTAGTTTAATCCATTTATAATGGTAGGCTCTCCAATAAGAAGTGTGTCTGAAGTGCTTGATGTTGCACCTGTTGCAGTTATTTTTATCTCTGTAACTGCTTCTGATATTTCAAGTATATTAAGACCAGCACTTAGAACTCCATCTGAGTTAGTTTGATTGTATTTAGTGATTGTGCCACCTGTAACTTCTACTTCAATGTCAGTTGTAGTGACACTATCATCAGTTGGTTTATTCCAATAGAACATAATCAATGTTGTCTTATCTGCCGGAAGAACAACAGGCAACACAATTGGTTCTGTGTAATTTTTAATTTCATAAGAAATTAAGTTAGTATCAGCATTTCTTTGAAGAGCACCTGTCTCTGATGCATCATTATATACAAATGCGGATACTTTTGCAACTCTATCAATTACTTGGTCAACATATGTTGTTACCATAACATCAATATCTTCACCACCTGCATGTTGAATTGGCACATTTAGTTTAAACATTGTATTTTTACCTGATTCTTTTATCACATTAATTTCTTCATTAACACCTTTTTTAAATGTGATGGTTTGATTCTCTTCAATTTTTTGTCCTCTGTCTGGACCAGTGTTTAAATCTAATCTAGAGCGAACTTTCCAAGTAACTCCTGATATTGAATATTGAGGCACTTTTGTAAATGATGTTGCACCTGTTTCTTTGTACTCAATAGTAGCATTGGATGGAATTTCAATTAATTCATTAGTTATTGCTGTCTTACCTGATTGAATATCACTGATTTTTACAGTAACATCTTTACCAAATGAGTATATAGCCATTTCCTGAATTATTAAATTATTCGCAGTAAAGTCAAATGTTCTCCAATCAAAAATTGAGAAGGCAGCCAATCCTTTATCTAAAATGCTTTCTTTACTTATTAATTTTGTTCTATCAATAGACCATGTTAAACTGTCTGTTGGTGGTGTAGCAATGGTTAATTTTGTTCCTGAACCTATGACAACTAACTCTGTCATTGCATCATCTGTATATAAGAAGGACTCTCCTTCAGATAAAATTATCTCAGATTGTCCATTTCTAAATAAGCAGTTATCTGGATTCTTTTGTTCATCAAGTAGCCAGTAGCACTTTAATGTTTTGTTTAATGTGCTTGTTACATAATCTCTAATTTCAATAGTCTCATTTACTGTTAGAGTATTCATCTCTATATTTACACCATTAAATTCTTTTGTAATTGTTGCTCTGTCTGAATTTGTTCCAGTGTCCTTTAATTCAAAATTGGTTCTTATAATTGTTCCAGGACCATATTCTATATTTTGTTCATAATCATTTGTGTCAGTATAATTTATCTTTAAACTTTCACCTGTATTTAGTTTATATTCAGTTCCTGATGCAACAGGTGACCCACTATATCTAAAATTGATGTAAGAAGGATAGGTTACTTTTGTAGTTAAGTTTGATCCAATTAATTGAATAACTTCATTTTCCTTTAAAACATAACCACTTTGTAAATCTGTTTTGTCTATGGACACTTCTGTAGATATCTTTTCTAGTTCATCAATAACAGGAGAAGTTCCTGTTCTTTGTGTTTTATAGAAATCAAATTTAAAATCTTCATAATAATCAAACAATGATATTCTTCCTGCTAAGATATTTTTAGCAAGTAGTTTTTCATGTTCACTTTCATTATCTATAATATCAGTATAATTAATTTCAGTGCCAGTAGAATCTGCTTTCATTACCTTTGTTTGAATCTCGGGCTCATCTAGACTAATGTTTTTGATTCGTGGGTCTGCACTTTCAATTACAGAGTAAATAGTGTCATAAGGAATTTCATATCCATAATCAATCTCTCTTGCATTGAAATGTTTGTATAATGCTTGTTTTACATTATTAACAATAGAAGTAGCCTCTGAACTACTTACTTTTGTAGTTGTTGTTATTCTCACATTTAAGAGATAGTAGTTCTTAAATAAGAAAATATCATCACTAATTAAATTTTTAATGTCATGTGAAATTGTCTTAACATTTTCAATAGAATCTTCTAGACTCTTTTTAGGTGAGTTATTAGGTTTAAATGAGTTGTAGTATGATGTCTCATCATAATTATCGTTTGTACTATTTAATGGATAAACTAATAAATCAAATGGTGTTATTTTTGTTTTATCTTCATTTGAAGTAACATATTTTCCAAACTCATTAAATGTTAATATATTATTACCATAGTTAATATCTGTTCTTCTGTCTGCAACTTGAACATTAGACACTCTATAGTTCTCTTCTAGTCTATAAATAAAGTTAGCATAGTCTTTACATGTTACTAAAGTATTGAATGTGCCAACAACTCGTTTGAAGTTATTGTAAGCCTCATTTATACTTTCAGGATTTGCACCACCAATAGATGCTGAATTGTTATTGATAACTAAATTTGTTAATTCAGGTTTTAAGATTGCCTCAGCATCTTCAGAAGATACATGAGCAAATAATGAAAGGTCTGTTGTGTTATATAATTTTGTTAAAAAGTTTGCCTTTACATTGCCATCAACACCTTGTGTAATAATATATCTTATATCAAGTCCTTCACCAATAAGTGATGCAATGTCTTTTGGAAATTCAATATAAGGTAAATTTCTTGATGAGTCAAAACCAAATTTAAAACATTTTGTAGATGGAACTTCAGTGTTTAAATTATCTACACGGTCCCATAAGTTGTTTAACTCTCCAATGTTTGTAATAAAAATACCGTTTGATGCTACAAATCTCTCAGGAAAATATAATCTATTATTATCATCTAAATTATTTAGTTGAATATAACTGCCATCAGTTCCTCTTAGATACTGAAGTGTTCCTTCAATTGCTTTCTTTGTTACAGAGACACCTCTTTCAGTTAAATCTACTTTGTCTAAAAGCACATATGTTGAAATTCCTTCAACTCCTGTAATAACTGTATCATATGCTGGTAATGAGATTGTCATAGTGTTTCCAGAACCATCTGACATTCTTCCTTTGTACATGAATGTTACATCAACCATTGCTGATTTGTAGTATTCCATTTCATATCCATTCATCTCACTCAATTTTCTCATTGAAGATTCTTGAGTTGCAGACGGCATAAAACTTTCAAGAATATTCTTGTCAATGTTGTAGTTATTCTTGTCAGCAATAAATGCAAGTAATTTTAAAAGAACAACACCTGGGTCACTCTCATTTGAAGTTGATGGGTCCCATTTGTTTGTTAACTTCTTAGCAAGTTCTAATAACTCTGGATAAATACTTGCAAAGTCCTTATTTGTATAAGACTTATTGGCTATTGTTAATTCTGTCTCATTAATCATATTTATTGTGCTCCTTCTTGAAAGATTACGATATTAAACATATCTGTTGTAAAGTCACTTAGATATGTACATTTTATTGTTGCATATAATTTATATCTATCTTGATTAATAGTTATATCATTTCTTCTTACTCTAATTTGTGGCATGAATAGTGCTATTTGAGTATAAATCTCATCAATTATAATATCTCTTAAGGCAATTGAGTTTTGCTCAAAGAAATATTTTTTTAATCTAAAACCATAAAAAGGGTCACTTAAAAACTCACCCTTTTCACTGAGTAGAAGAGACTCAAGATTTCTCTTTGTTGCCTCTTTATCTGTTATAATTCTTGTTGAATTTGAATTGAACATTTTTGGAAAGTCTATTGATTTCACTTGAGTACTCCTTCTATAAATTTACTATCATTTAATTTAGCATAAAATTTATATTGCTAAATCATCATTTACACTATTATTTATTATGTCTTCTTTTATATGCATCAATCATTTCTAATTGATAAGGAATTAATCTACCTCTAACTTCAATTATTTCTTTACCTAGAAGAATATTTTCAACAATATAATCATCTACATAGTATATCTCTTCTTCAGTTAATGTTCTTGTACGAGACTTTGTAAACACTGATTTTATATCATCTATTGTTAATGATTCCCATTCATTTCTAATGAATTTAACTGCACACCAATACCACCAGAACCATTTTATTCTTGGTATTCTACCTCCTAAACCTATTGTATTATTTAATAAATCTTTTATATTTTGCACACATAAATTTATAAAGTCACTGTAATAATCTTCATTTTCAATTTTCATGTTTAATTTCTTATGAAGTAACCAAGTGATTACGAGATAGAATAGTCCTTCTTTTTCAAATGAACTTACCTCATCATAAGATGATTTCATTATTACAGCAAAGATATCATTCTCAGTTGTTTTCAACTTTTTTACTTCATAGTACTCTTTCTCTGATTCAACAATTACTTTAAAATCTATATCTTTTGATTTTTCTTCATCATTGAGAAATAGTCTTGAGCCTGTTAATAATTTTAGCATAATTTATTATCTTCTTTTTATATAAACAGTTGTCCTAGTATTACTTTTATGATAAGACTCATATGGTGCTGTCTCACCAGGTGCTGTATTTCTATAGCCATAACTTACTACTTTAATTGTATTAGTTGATGTCAATGTTGTTTCTGTATAAGTCTCATTTAAATTTCTTAACTTATCACATTCTAATATAATCGCTGAGTTTGTATCATTTTTAAATAATATGAGTTTTATAGGTGTGAGACTAGGACCGGTGGGAGTTGATGCACCATTATCCACTTTAAAAAATAATGATGAATCTTTTTTTATATCAATAAATTGAGGATAAACAAAGAAGTTCTGAGAATAAACATTTACAGTTGCCCCTAATGTAGTAATTATCATCTCTGCAATAGTTCCTATAGGAGCATTATCACCAAATATTTGATTGAATGTTAATGATAATTCAGAAGAGGTTGCTGAGTATGATGTATAATCACCAATCAATGATGCTTTTTTATTTCCAACATTCAAGGTGAAGTCTACAGCATTTTCACCTAATTGAACAGTGTTTGAAGTATTTGCTTTGGCATTTTGTCCAATAGCAATAGATTTTGAGGCGCCTACATTTATTTCCGCTGCCTTTCCTAATGCAACACCACCATTTGCTGATGTCTTTACCTTTGCCTGTAGTCCTATTGCAATTTCATCAGATACAGTACTAGCATCCACTCCAATTGCTATACCTGTCTCACCTGCATAGGCATTTTCACCTATAGCAATACCACTATATCCATTTGAATATGCTCCTTTTCCCATTTCAATGTTATAAGTGTCTTTTGGTATAAACCAGACAATACCATCTTCCGTATCAAGAGAGTTCTGTGACTCATCTCCACGAATACCTAACCTTCCTGAGTCTGTTGCATATACAATTTCATACCACTCTAAAGAGTCTTTGTTTGCTACAATACTGCTCTCAGTTCCTCTTTTTATTTTAATTCTTGTTCCCATAATGGTTCTCCTTATTATATATTATGCAATATTTATATTGTACCACCATCAATGGTTGTAACAGTTCCCATTACTAGTGCATCAATTGTGTCTTTAACTAGTTTACTTGATGGAAATGTTGAGTTTGTTGGACTTGCTCCCCATGATGTGATTACTCCTAATTCTGCTAATGACCATGACACATTAGCACTGCCATCAAATGATTTACCTGTACCACCAATTGTTAATGTTCTTGCTGTTGCTAAAGAGCCTGCACTACCTGTTGTGTTTTGATTTAATATAGGAATATCACTTGCTACAATTGCTCTAAATGTAGGAATTCCATTACTTCCATTTGGAGCGGCCAAGAAGTATTTTGCTGTCTTTGAACCAAACTCTGAGCCTGTTAAAGATAGAGAGCCTCCTAATGATAGTGAGCCTGAGTCTGTAACTGTGCCGGATAATGTTAATCCTGATACTGAGCCTGTACCTGACACTGATGTAACTGTTCCAACACTTCCTTTTGTTGCTGTAATTGTATTGCCTGATACTGTTATGTTTGTTAATGCATTACCTGAACCTGTGACATTTAAACTATTTAAAAAAGTTTCTTTAACAACAGTTAATTCTGTACCATCTGCTGTGAGTGATACAACTGCTTTACCAGATTCTGCATTTCCATTTATAACATCAATTTCAAAAGAAGGTAGATTAAAAATAGCATCATCAACATATGTCTTTGTCGCTACTGTTGAACCATCTGATAAATCTGAAACACTTAATTGTTGTTTTGTTACATTTAACTTATGCTTATCTACTGAATCTACAACTATGTTGCTGACTACACCTGTTCCTGTAGTTTGAACTGCTATATCAGGAGTTGTAATGTTTACTGATTTTCCTACAGGTGTTTGAGTTATATTATTTACTTTAATTTCTTCAATAATATTTACTTGAGCATTAGACTCAATTCCTGCAAGTTTATTCTTTTCTACTGTGGTGTAATCATTTGTAGAAAGTCCTTTTCCAGGAATCTTGTCTACCTTACTATCTAAGTCTAAAAATTTATATTCACCATCATCAGCAAGATATTTTGTACCATCTCCATCTAAGTCAATTACATCTATCTTTTCTCTTTCTTCAGATGTTAAAACTTCAGAAGGAGTAGTTTTAGTAACAATTAATTTGCTCTTATTATCAATGTCAACTCGTACATTACTTACTAATGTACCACCTATTTCACCATCATATTCAATTTCAACATCAGTTTTCTTTCCATCAATTTTTGCGTTGATATAATCAACTTCAGCAAACAATTGTTGAACTTGTTGCCAATTAATGCCACCAATTGTTGTGTTTTTTGGAAGCACTGCCCTATCTTGAATAAATAAAGCATGAGCATCTAAAGAGCCACGAACTTCTTTATCATTATTTTTATAAAGTTTACCTAAAATAACAGGTCTTCCTAGGTCATTGTTTTCAAAGCCTACAAATACACAATCTCCAACTTTGTATTGATTATTAGTTGATGGCTCATGACTTAAAATAGCAGAAAAAAGAACATGATTTGTTCTATCATCTGTTGTATCAATTCCTGGCTTTTCAAATACAGAAATTCTAACTATAAATTTATTTGAGTTATTTACTTTTTCTACAATAAACGCTTTTGTAATCATGCTAATAACTCCTTATCTGAGTCAACACGAGTTAATGTTAAAGTTGTTCTGAAGCCAGATGTATCAACTTGGTCAACTTGCTTTGTTATAATATATAGTCCACTTGCAATATGTTTCTTTCCAAAGAAGTACACATTTAATTTAACATGAGTCATTAGTATTGACGGTCTTAATAGTCCTTTTAAAACTAAGGTTGCGGATATTGGATATGATGTTACTTTTGTCCACCATGTTCTTTCTGCCTCTGTCGTTTTATATAACTCTGTAGATGAACTTAAAATTGGTGCAAACTCACTCTCTAATTCACCATCATCATTGATTCTTTGAACATATACATCATTTGTTATTGAATCTGTGAAGTCATGAAAAATAGAGTAGTTTTGATTGTCATTCACTTGAAATGATATGACAACATTTTGAGATGGATATCCAATGTCTATCTCATATGTCTCTAAAATTGAAGATGTTTGACCTTCTCCAACTTGTGTTATTTTAAAATATGTACCATCAAATGAGCCTGTTATATCATCAACAATGCTTAGTATATAAATTGATTTCTTCAGAATTTTTCCTGTGTCTGAAGTTAATGGAGACATACAAGATACTAGATATGAAAGATATTCTAAAATTGTAATATTTGTTTTTGTTTGAAGTTGAACAACACGGTCATTACCAGGAATTAATCCTGCAGTCTCAACAAGAGTTCTGTCTCTCATTCCATAAAATATTTCTTGAAGACCATATGTTTTATTAAATAGTATTTCTTTAATAACATCACTTGGCTTAGCAAGTCTGCCTTTAAATGTAAAATTACCTGCATTTAGTTTTAGTGCTTGACTTACTGCACTGATTTTATATGTTATTGTTGAATCTGCAATACCAAATTGAGAGTCAACATTTGTAATTATTGCCTCCTCATCTCTATAAACAAATGATGGTAAAGATAGGTCACCATAACTAAATACAATTTTTCTTGTTTGTGATACACTACTTAAAACCTTTTCAATAAAGTTAGGGTCATTTGACTCATTAATTGGATATTTCAGAGTTAGTACATATGTATTTACTTTACCATTAATTTTTGTTATTGTCAATGTTTGAACATAGTTAGGATACTGTATTCTGTTATATTTATAGACTCCTTGTACATCAATACCTCTCATTGTCTTTTTATCAAAAACACCAAAAGTAAAATCACCTATTGTCACTTTAACAAAAGGAGTTTCTACTCTAGCGGTTGTATTTAATAAATTTATCAATGCCATTTGATTATACCTCAAAATTGATTGTGCTTAATGAAGGAATCTTGATAACTGAAAATTTATCAATTAATTTTAAATATGGGTCTTGAATTCTATTAAAATCTGCTATTACCCAATATAAATCTGGTCTACCATAATATTTAAATGCTAATGATTCCAATGTGTCAGTAAATGTTACTTTATGGGCAACATACTCACTTTTATCACTTAGTTGAGATGTAATACCATAAATATATTTTTCATCAAGAGAGTTGTAATAAATAGGAAAAGAACTATATCTTGAGATATCTTCATACTTTCTAAATTGTTTATTTTTTAATACATCCATGATATCATCTCCTTAATTATTAATCATTACTACTGTAAATACCATTTTTGAAAGTTCTTGTTAATCCTCTGAAACTTCCATATTGTTGAATTGATTCAGCATCATAAGGGTCAACTTCTGTAACTGTGAATACTACTTGTACTTGTGCATATTTATTATTTGTCAATATAGGCTTTTCATATGTTACAGTGATACTTCCATTAACAATGCCTTTAATAAATATTTCATTACCAAATCTAACAGCAATCATTGGTGGTTGCACACTCTTTGATGACGCTACATATTTAGGAACTGATATTGACTGAAGTTTTTTAATTAATGTGTCAACATAATCATCATCAATATCTTCAATATTCATATTGCTTGTATTATAATTAATTGCCTCCATCATATCTCTGTGAAGATTTAATGATATTTGTACAGTTCTTGGACCTGCATTACTAAATGCAAATACAGGCGCTGAACGAGATAAGGCATTTGTCTCTGAGAATCTTGTTGTCATTGAATCTTGAATTGTGTCAGGATAGGTTGGAATTAAAAGATATTCATCTGTATGAAATAAATAAATATAATTGTCTATTAGATTAAAAGGTCTATTTGTATATTCTGCCATACTATTCTCCTAACAATCCTTCTATGTCTTTATCATAGAATCCTAGTACATCAAGTGCTTTATGCACAATGCCTAGATGTATTTCATTTGCATAGATATTTTTTCTTAAATTCTCACTCCACTCTCCATACTTATCCACATTTCTTAATTTAATAGGAGTTGTGCCTCTCATAAGAATTTTTTGAACTCTAAGAACATTTTCTCCAATATCATCAACACTACTCACAACATTGCCAAATAAGTACTCAACAAGTCTGTCAGCAAATGGAGTTGATATTCCTGAGTTAAAATTAAATAACTGTAGTCTGCTGATAAATTTATATCTTGTTAATTCATCACCAATCTTTCCTGTTGTCTCATCCTTAAATTTATATAGAAGAGGCACATTTGAAACTCTCTCAGCATCTTCATCAAAATAATGCTCACAGTTGTCTAAGTAATTACCTTCTAAAACTGTTACAGAAGAGTTGCAAGAGGTTGGTACTTTTATAAATAAAAATAACTGACTCTCAAGACCATATTGTAAATTATTTATGTTTGTCATATTCTTTAATTTTGAGTATAAGAATGGTTTCTTAAATCTGGTGTTTATTCTTTGTGTGTAAGTGGAACTATAAAAATCATTATCTAATGATGATGAAACTGAAATCATGCCATCTTGATAGAATCCACAAAACATTTCAATTTTTGAATCACAGTCAATGCCTATTGTATACTCATTAAAAAACTTAACAGGAACTGCATAAATCTTATGTGATGTATCATTAGAGTCAAATGTAGAGTTGTACACTTTAACATTAACATACCTTGCAATTCTGTTACTAAAACAATTATACATTGACATTAAATTAAAGTCAAGATAATCTCTTATAAATCTTAAGTAATCACCTAAATACTCATGTGTATATGTATCATATATATTGCTTTTTAAGATTAAATTCTTTGTTATGTTTAACATGCTTTGACCAAACACATAGTTATTAATCTCTTTTAGTGTTGACGGCAATGCATTTGTATTTGTAATTGTTTCTACAGTTGTACCTTTGTATTTATATATCTTATTTTTATATATATAATCATGACCAGGAAAAACAACTGTATTTTTTGTTATTACATGAATCTGAGGAAGATTAAAAGACAGTAGTAGTTCTTTTATGTATCCTGTTATAATATCATGATTGTTAAATTTATACATATTAATTCCTCCTCATCTCTATGTAAAAGATGTTCCTAAATCAGTCGGATTATTTATACTAACTGATATTCCTCTTTCTAATAGTTCAAGAATTGAGGCTACATTTGTATCAATGTTTGAGATATTTGATATTCTCTCATCAGAAGATTTTGCATCAGATACCACAATGCCTGTTTCTTTTCCTAATATTAATTTTGAAAGAGTTTTATCATCAAACATCTCACCTGTGCCCGTTGTTAGATTGAATGCTGATGATTTTGCTAACATCACTAACATTGCATCAATCTTAGGATTAAACACATCTGTTAAATAGTTTGCTGTAATCTTTGTGTAATCAACAATCTCTTGTTGTTTTTGATTTAACTTCTCTTGTGCACCTCTCTCTGCTTCTGCAAGAGTTGATGCTTGAATATCACTTCCAGAAGTGTTGCCAATGTAGGTAGATGTGGAGGTTGTTATTAATGCAGTGCCTGCTGGCACAGTGTAATTTAAACCAGAACCTCTCTTTGTTGTTGTAGCACTTGTTCCTATGCTTAACTTTGTTAACATTGAACTTGGGTCAAAGGTATTTCCTAAACCACTGATTAAATCACCAATCATACCTAATGAACTCATACCAACAATTCCTAGTTTCATTAAGTTCTCAACTGTTGTGTTAACATCAATACCTGTTCCCATGGCTGTAATAAATGGTATATTAATTCCACCTGTTAGACCTTGAATCATGTCTGTGACTTTCCATGTTGCAAATAATGCTGTACTATCAGCAATGTTTGTCGCTAGTCCATATTGTAAGTTAGACCATAGATTGTCCATCATGGTTGCAACACTCATTCTTGTTCCTATTGAACGCATACTTGATTGCAATTCATTTATTGCACCTGCATATGTTAGAGTGTTAGATGCAATGTCTGATAGACTGTCTTTTAAATTCTTGGCTGCCGTCATATCAGAAAGTGTAATTCCAAATAGACTTGCATATTGTGATTGAACTACTTTATTGTTTGTAGATGCAATCTCTTGAATGTATTGAACAATGTTCTTTAATAATTCATTTGTTTGAGATGCATCAATACCATTTGATAACATGTCTGCATAATTTAAATTACCAGAACGAGAACTTGCCATAATTAATAAGTTTCTCATGCCTGACATTCCTTCAAGACCAGAAATGTTACCACTGCCTAAATAACCAATTGCTTGTGCTAAGTTACTCACGGTTTCATCAGATAAACCAACACTGCTTAATGAGCCTAGCCATTTTTGAACTATGTATTCAAATTGCAGTGTAAACTCATTTGTCATTTGAGATGTTGCCTCAATTAATGCACTTGAAACATTATCAAAGTTTGTATTTAGATAACTACTATCTTCATACATTGTATTTAAAAATCTTGTAACAGCAGTTTCAAGACCAAGTCTCGCCGCTGTAGAATCACTTTGCTGTAATCTAACTAATCTTAAAAGAGTGCCATTTGTGGCCTCAAATGTGGTTGAAATGTTTTCAGCAATAGATGCTAAAAATGCTCTTTGTTCAAGATTATAAACAATACCTAATTCAGTTAGTTTGTTTAAATTCTCAAACATTGATTGTGTTTTAAGATATGGAGTGACACCAATATTATTCTTTAAAAAATCTGACATTCCTGCAAATGTCTTATCAGTTCCTTGAAGTCTTGTATTGATTGCTATTTGATACTTAGCATACTCAGACATGATACTGTTGAACTCTTGCGTTAAACTGCTAAATAGTTTTTGTGCAGAATCCATCATTCCTGCTAGAGAGAAACGCTCTTTAATATTTGCTTTTGCCTCTTCTCTAATCGCAGTTACTCTCTCATTAAATGTTGCACCTGAGTCAGCATCTAGTATTGCTCTATTATACTCTCTTTGAAGTTCTAGAGATTTTTTATTATACTCAATTAAATCTTTTATTTTTTGAGTTTGGTCTTTTTTGTTTTGTTCTTCAATTAATTTTTTACGAAGTTTTTCTCTCTCTTTATCCGTCTTTAGACCAAGTTCTTTTTCATATTTTGCATATCGTTCAGCAACAGCCTTTGCAGAATCTAATGCTCTTTTTCTTGATTCTTTATCTTGTTTTTCTTTTATCTTTTTTATTTCATTAAGTATTTGTTTCTCAACATCACCAAAAGAGGTCTCACCTGTAGATGATACTTTTCTAGATTTTCTAGTGCCACTAATATTTTCTATAATATCAGCCATATTGAGACCTCCTTATTTATTTACTTTTATTCATTACTTGTTCTGTTAATTCTTGTTTTCTCTGAATCTCCTCAGCAATAAATTCTAACAAGTAGTTTCTTTCTTGTGGTGTCATTTTCATGACATCTATATATGAAGTATTTACATTCTTACTAATTAAATAACATTCTTTTACAATTTGTTTATAACGATATGGACCATAAGGCTTACCATCATTAGTCAATTGTGGGTCCAAAAAATTCAGATGTGAGGCGAAACGTGGTAACCGCATCGTAACCACATGAGCCACAGGTAACAACTACATCTGTATTTAAGCCTACCCCTCTATTTAATTTTTCAGCAGTTTGAATGATGTATGTAACATCTTTCATAGGTAACTTTTTAACAAAGTTTTCTAGTTCCGGCACACTCATTTTCTTATTATCAACAGTGTCAATAATACTTTGAAGTGTAACCATTAAACTAGGGTCATATGTAAGTTCTCTCATCTTGCGTTTTAATTCTTTTGTTCTTAATGCAATTTCATCTAATGACCTTGGTGTTTGAATTTTGATTGTAACTTCTTTATTTGAAACAGGTAATCTGATTTTTTTGTACTCTTCTAATTTAGCATCATACTCAATTTCCTCTAAATCATCTAAAGAAATCTTTACTTCATGAGTTTCTCCACAGTTAGGACATGTGACAATCATTTTATATTCTGAACCATATGTGACAACTCTTAATTTATGCATTAAAAATTGATAATCACCTAAACACATATCATAAACTGAAATGCCCGGCTTTTCAAGCATACATGACTCAATGATATCACACATTGTTTTATATGGTGTGTCAGATGGTGACAGTCTTCTCATTTCTTCTTCTGTTGTCATACTTCTTAGTTTAATCTTAGGATTAACTTCCTTATCATAGATTAATCCTTTTGATGGTAATACATATGACTCTGCAATTGTGTAATTTTGACTCATTAACTTCTCTCCTTTTCATTAATTTGCTCTTAAATTATTGCCTCATTTAATTTAGCATAAATAAAAACTGCGCCAAATTGCATAATTGAATAATTTAAATATAGGCCTAATTAGGTCTATATTAATTATACAATAAAAATACTGTCTATAATGCAAAAAACCTTTCATATTTGAAAGGTTTATTGTTTGTATGAGTAAAGTACTAGTCTTTATTATTCCTCATCAGGTAAGTGCATTTCTGCCTTATCATACTCAATTGTCGCTGTGATTGTTTTTAAATCTCCTGACTCCATATCAAAGTCATCTTCTGAAATTCCTGAAATCCAGCAACCTTTTAAGTCCCAATAACGAACCATTTGATAATCTGGTGTGTATTCAACAAGTGTACAATCTTTCTTGTAAGCACTCATTCTTCCAACTCTCTCTGTCTTAACATCATAAGAAAGTTTTTGCCATGCCATTAATACTGATTTTGTATCAGCGCCAATGAAATCTCTCACAACAAGATTACCAGCATCAAATGTTGGTACTCCTGCCATTTTCATCACACTATTCCCTCTTCTAATTGTAAGAGGTTCTTGCTTGAAGTTTGGAATTGGTGCTTTGACAACAGATAGTCTTAATACTTCTTGACCATTTTCAATGAGTGGACGACCATCGCCTTCAACAGCACCTGCTCTTAGTAGTTCACCAAGTCCTGTAACCACAAACTCAAAGTTATTACTTCTTTGTATCTCATATAGGTCAGGATTATTTGCTAAGTGATATGTTCCGATTTGTTCTGCCATAATTCTATTTCTCCTTTATTATTATTCAGTAACTGATTCTGTGGAATCACTCATTTCAACTGTTAAATCAAAGTCTTCAACTGCCTCAATTGGAACAATTCTAATTGTTGCTTTTAATGTTGCTTTCTTATCAGCCTTTTGTTTGATTAATCTGTAACCAGCAATACCATT